CGCAGGATCTTTACGTTGCCGGCACGGCACTGCGAACTGAATGGCCCGAACCGTGTGAGCTTGTCGCCACTCTCCGGGCTCGCAGTTACAGTGAAGCCATTGAGCGCCCGGACCAAGTGAAGCGCCTGGCTTTTACCGGCCTGCCCTGGATCCTGGCCAAACCCGATGCGGACGCGTTTACCGTCCTGTGCAGCGGTATTGAGCAACAATTTTTCGACGTCGCCCGGGTTGGCCCGCCCGCGTACCATATTCAAGAGCCAGTAGCCGCCATTTCTGTCGCGGCCGAGCTTGATGCCTGCGGTCCAATCGGGATCGTTGAACTCGGTCTTTTCGGTTGCGGCGAGATCCCAATAACGGACCACATCGAGATCGGCCGGGGCCGCGTCAACAACCGCACACCACTCGTGCTTGAAGAAGAGCCCCGCGGCCGGCCGGATCTTCCAATTGCCGCCCAACAGCCGCTCGCGGTCGAGCAGGGGCAGCGCCAGCAGCCAAGCGAGATATTGCGGGTTGGCCTGCAACAGAGCGGGGTTATCGATCACCCTCGCCGGAATAAAGGTGACGCTGATCGGTTGCGGGGTGTCGACGCCTGGCGGGAAGTCCTCCGGCTGCGGCAGGTGTTGCATCAACTCTTCGGGTCGATCGGCCCAAACGAGCTTTTCCGCAACGCGGATGTAATAACGCAACACGCCAGCCCGCTCGGGGATCGGAAGCCCGCTCTCCTCGTCAATCCACCACGCTAGAAAGTTGGCAACCCAGCTGTCCGCGTCCGGGTTGCACGTCGCGCGGATGTAGGGCCGCACGCCGCAGGTCGAGCGGTTGCGACTGACCATGTAGAAGAATTGATGGGCCGTGTAGTGCGTCAGCTCGTCGAAGCAGATCAAAGCAATCTGAGCACCTTGCCAGTCGTAGACGGTGGTTTCAAGCTGCAGATGCGCGAACTTAATCCTGCCGCCGCGAGGCCAACGCCATTCGCGCACTCCGAGGTGCGGGATCCCACCGACCCGCGGATAGAATTTTAGGCTCTCGTCCCATAACGCCCCGGGATTGGTGATCTGGGGCATCGTGCGTCGGAAGAATACGGCGGTGAAGTTCGCGACCCGGGTAACGTGACGCAGCGGCTCCAAGATCAGTCCGACCGTCTTACCGCCACCCGCCGCACCGCCGTAAATGCAGATGTCGGCAGACGTTCGCAGAAACTCGGTCTGCGGTCCGGGCTGCCCCGAGATCGTTGCTGTGGAGGATGTCGACATTGTCATGCCCCCCGCGCCACCGCGGTTTTATTGGCCAGCGGGTTACGACTGCTAATAGGAAGAAATTTCACGGCGAATTCGGGCGGCACAGGTCCGCTTCGTCCTCTAATTTGTGTTCTCGCATATAGGGCCAGAATGCTCATCGCTGGTTGCTAAATAGCATTTGGTTGTTAGGTTCTGCTGTGCAGTTAACGTTGAAGGAGCGGCCGGTTGTAAATCCTTGATTGCAAAGAACCCCTCTGTCAGTCGCATGCGGTCGCTATCTCGAACGAACCTTTGACGTTGAGGTGCATCAATTATGTCCTCAGTCCTGACAGTTACCGCCGCCGTTTTCTCGCATAGTATTTCTCTTGTGCCTCTTGCAAAATCCGTGTCAGTTCGGGATCTCGCTGGTTATCGGGCAGGACGACGACCGCCCGTGAATTCGATTCGGCATCATTGTCCGGAACTGGATCAGCTGGCGCCGCTCCCTCACGCCAGCGGGCCCTCGTCTTCAAATAAAAGATTTGCGCCGTGACATTGCCCCCCTTGGCGGCCGCGTACAAATTATTGGCAACCGTCGCAATAGCTGCGGCGGCGCCGCGATTGAGGTCATCACGAAAGCGCTTGCGCAATGTCTTGGGCGCGCAGTCGATGATCTTGGCGATGTGCTCCTGCCGGAGACCGATACCAGTCAAATGCCGCACTTGCTCGCGCATCTTCTCATTAACAACAAATGCCTTTCTAGCCATGGGCGGCTCCTAATTGAGCGGGACCCTGCCTGTCGGCACGTTCCTCGAACGTTTGACCGGAGGCTTGATGCCGCGCTGTGCGGCCAGTGAAGGCCTGCCAACGTTGTACAATCACATCGACATAAGCGGGGTTGAGCTCGAGGCCGCAGCACATCCGGGCGGTCATTTCGGCGGCGATCAGGCTCGTGCCCGAGCCGAGAAACGGGTCATAGATCACCTGGCCGGGGCGGCTGTTGTTGATGATCGAACGACGCATGCATTCGACCGGTTTCTGAGTGCCGTGCCCCAAGCTCTGCTCACGCTGTCGGTTGCCAAACGGGTTGTTGTTGGCGATCTCCCACACCGTCGTCTGCGTGCGGTCGCCTTGCCAATGACTGGTCTTGCCTTCACGCACCGCATACCAGCAGGTTTCGTGCTGCCAGTGGTAATCACCGCGGCTTAGGGCAAAGTGCTGCTTGACCCAGATGATCTGCGCGCGAAGCTGGAACCCGCAGGCGGCCAGATCGGCCGCGACGATGTCGCCGTGCAGAGCTCCGCACCAGACATAGGCGACATCCCCGGAAAACAGCGCATACGCCGCACGCCAGCTGGCGCAATCGTCGTTGAGCACCTTACCCACCGCGAGCTTGGCGGTACTAAGCTTGCGGCGCCCTCGCCAGGCCGGGTCGTAGTCGACACCATAGGGCGAATCAGCGATCATCAGGTCAGGTTCGGATCCGGCCAGCACTTGGGAGACATCCACAGCACTAGTGCTGTCGGCGCAGCCAACCCGGTGCTCCCCCAACAGCCATATGTCGCCGAGCCTGGTCACCGGTTGCTCGGGGATTTCCGGAACACTGTCGGGATCGATCAAGCCGCTCGATCCCAAACCAGCCAGGATGCTCTCGAGCTGGTTCGGGTCAAAGCCAGTCAGGTCAAGATCGAAGTCAGCGATCTTAAGCCCCTTGAGCTCGTTGTGGAGCAGCTCGGGGTCCCAACTCGCCCGTGCCGCCAACTGATTGTCGGCTAGGCGATAGGCGCGCTTTTCCTCCTCGCTCCAGCCACGCGCGACGATCACCGGTATGGACTTCAGCCGCAGCTTGATCGCCGCACTGACACGTGCCTGGCCCGCGATCGGTCGACCCTCCTCATCGACCAGCACCGGCATCGTCCATCCAAACACAAGGATGGAGGCGGCAAGTTTTTCGATATCGACGTCGCTATGAACTCGGGGGTTGTTCGCGTAAGGCGTTAACCGCTCGATCGGCCAGCGCTCGACCCGATCGGCTGGCCAAGGACGTGACGTCCTCTCATCTATGAGCTGTAATTGTTTCGCTAACATACTGTTCCCCTGCGAGGGGCGATGCCCCCCGGCATCGTCCCTCGATTTCCTGCCACGACGGCGGCACTTGCCGGTGGCCTCAATCACGTATCGTTTAGCAACGATCAAATGTGCATACTACAATAATAGCGAACTATGCAAGCAACAAATTTTATAAAATAGCATCGAACAACCGAAGGCCGCACCATCACTCGGCTCATGGGCTGGCGAGAAGCCGTTCTCCAGCGGGAGGTAGAGCCCCTCATCCGTTTAAGGCGGCGGCCCTTGGAGGGTTGGCGACGAAACACCGCGATTAAGGCAGTGGCTTAAGCACCCGGCATCGCGGTAAGATCCGCGTTAGCCCAGGTTTCGTTAAATGACTGACCAACAACAGGATTTTAGTCTGGAACGGGGCAATGGCTCGACGCCCTTTTCTTTTTATAGACGGTAAATTCATTTGCCGTGCGTGCGTTATTCGCAAAACGTTCAAATTTCACAACGGCTTATAACCGCAGACGATCGGGGGCACGGCTATTTATTATTCGCGAATTTCTGGCTCGAAACCGCCTCCTAACGGAGCCAGAATCGCCCCGATCCCATTTGAAATTTCCCGGAATTCCGGCATTCCCGAGACGAGTTCGCTCGAGACTGCCTCCTCCAGTGGGGAGTCGGACAAACTTCCCCCATCCGCGGAACCTGTCGCAGCAGCATTCGTTCGGTCGCTGACAATGACCGTCGATTCCGGTGAGGGGTTCACGGTTCTCTGTTCGTTCAGCCCGTCGCCCACACCCATTGGGGCGGCCGCTTTGATCCAGCCTCGCCCAACCTGACGCCGCGGCTAAATCCCCGTAGAGCCCGCGGCACCGACGGCGCCCCACCTCCCGCGATTTCGTGCCTTGGCGCTTTTCAGACGCCGGCCGCCCGAGCGCGTCGAGGGCTCGTGATGCCGACATCCGAAAACCTGCACAACAACTGACTTCTCCCTTGGCAAGACCACTAGAACTGACCCGATTGCCCTCGTCAGCAGTACGACAAGATGGGAAGCCGACGACGCGGCCAACCATCGAATCGGCCGTCGTCCGACGAGGATCTACCGATATCGATTGACAGATGGTCTCCATGGTTCTGCGTCCTGAGCGCAATTCGTCGAGTAAAGACTTTGCGTTTGTCAGACGAGGCGTTGCCGAAGCCTTCGGTTGACCAAGCGGTGGAGCGGGGCGAGTGAAGGGTTCTTCCGGATACCCTTGACACCGACACTGCCGATCCCGAGACTCAACTGCATGGAGCACTTGGGCGGGTGTCACTGCGGTAATATTCATGTGCGTCTTCGGCTATCGAATAGGCCCGAAGACAATCCGCTGCGGGCGTGCACATGCTCGTTCTGCCGCAGCCATAGTCCGCGCATTGTTGCGGACCTCGAAGGGCTATTCGAGGTGTGGGCGGATGATTGGTCGCTGGTCGAGAACTACCGCTTCGGAACTCGGACCTGTGATTTTCTGATCTGCCGTCGTTGCGGTGTCTTCATCGCGGCAGCCGCGGAAACGACGGCCGGATCGCGCGCGGTCGTCAATGTGAATTGCTTGAACGATCGTATGCGCTTCACGTCGGTTCCTGAGATTCACGACTTTGAGGGCGAGACGAGCGAAACGAGATCGTCGCGGCATGCAGCGAACTGGATGCCAGCGATTATCCGCCGCTGAGCGTCGGTTTCGGCACCGAAATTGCCACCGCTCACACAAACCCAACTGCTTGTCAACTCTGTCGAAGACCAAGCATTCGTGCCATGTCGGCGAGCGGTAAGGCGGCTATTTGAAAAATCGCTTTCGCAAAGCATTGCTGGGAGAGCACCGCTGGGCAATTGCGACTGCCGTCCGAAAGGACGATCTACCTCTGCATGAGAGAATTGTGGTCGGCGGGTGAAACCGAGAGAGGCTAGTCATGCGTATTGTCGAGGTTCGAGAGCGCACAATTCCGATCTCTCGGTACGCTGACCCAGCGGTTCCGTCCGGTGGTCTGACGACCAGCGCCGTGGCCGTAATTACCGATGTCATTCGTGGCGGGCATCCGGTG